GGTAAGGCAGTGATAGCTATCAGAATAGGATTACGTTTCCTAACGGATCCTCTTCGTTTAGGTTTCACCGCCCAACACCTTGAGCAGATTTGCGGATGTACAGAAGCCCGTGAGGGCCACTGCAATGTCACGCAATTCGGCATTCGTGTAGCCAACGGTCGGGCCATCGATTACGATATAGGCCGAGGTGGAATACAGGTTGTTGTTAGCGGATGACAATGGATCGGCAGCGATCTTCTGAGCGTCAAGACGCACAGTGAATCGATTGCGCTTTCCATAGGCATGGCTAACAGTCAACTTGTAAGCACCATCGTCCTTCTTGTAAATCGACGACTGACCGTTACGTTCAATCGCAGGAAGCGATTGAGCTACGGCGTTGACGGTAACGGATTGTGGATCTGCAAACATTTGGTTTCCGGAATGGGTTAGAGGTTACACTCGGGATATTCCGAGTGCAGCTAAGACGCCAAGCTGATAGTTTGAGAAACTATCAAAATTGGCGCCGAATCCATAAGGAGAGCCAACAACTCTGGTTTTGGTGATAACGCTAGAAAACGCTTCACCAGACGCAGTACCGGAAGGAATCCAAGTAGTCCCGTTAGGGGTACCGGATTGATTCCAGTGAGTATACGATGACATACGAGATCTTGTTTCAAGAGTTCGCATGACATAGGCATACTCAGCTGTTAGGTTGTCGACTGCATTGGATGACATATTGGACATCATGTCCCCTACGTTACCAAACCAGTCAGCCAACCATGACCAGGGTAGCAGGTTCCAGATCACTTCAGGAGTCGGATTGAGTCCGAAAAGTGCTCTAGTTGCCCGCGCCTTCCATTGACTGGTACCAATATCGGGGATGTAGTATCGGAATTTTCCGACAAACCACACCCTTTCGATATTTTGAACGGTCTCGATAAATCGAGTACGGCCGCTCGCCCACGTAGGACCAGTATCCTGCCACGACCCGAAAGGGAAGTTCCAGGTAAGATCCTGCGGGGAGGTAACAGTTATGGTATTCTTGATTTCACGCCTACGGTGGATACCATTACCGTTGTCACGGTAAATCTGTGCCAGTTGCTTATCTAAGTTTCGATAAGTTTGGTACATATCCCTGATATCATTCAGGAGTGGTAGCCAGCCAAAGATACCATTGAGATACTCAGAACCAGGATTGGTTCCGTGTAACTGTCGCCAGGAGTTCTTTCCTTGGATAAGGTCAGAAAGCCTTTTGAACAAATTCAATGGTATTCTCGGTAAACCTTCTCGCGCTGTTTCGGCCAAAGAGGTCAAGACATTCGCAGTTGGATTACCTGGACGTGAACGAGCCCATCCTGTAGCACCATACGACCAGGCGTTAGCCCTTAGTGTGACTGCTTCATTAGTGGCGCTCGTGTTAGTTTGGGGAACAGGCAGAGAGTTTGTAGCATAACCGAAGTTAGGCTGCATTCTAGCTGTTACGCCATTAAGTTTCCAAGTTAACAGAGGTCCCACAAAGTGGGTTTTCTCTGTATGCTTGACGACGAAAGGGCCTCCTGATCTCCATTTGCCTTTCTTACGATCGTAAGAATGGTTTTCACTAACCATCAAGAAGTCATCATGAAGACCATATCTAGTGACGCCGACCCCACTTCCGTTTACTAACGGATATGGAATGACGTTAAAAGACCTCTTCATGATTTACCCTCCTCTTGGAAATGACGGTAAGGATTGGAACCCTTACCGGGCATGTGTGAGTGCTAGACCCACCCAACGCGTCTTACGACGCCAGCTCCCCCTCAC